TGAGCGCGTAGTAGAACCGCGCGGTGCTGTCGAGCGAGAGGCTGATCAGTTCGGATTTTGCTGACGTGACCGGCGGGGCTTGCCCGTTGCCAAACTCGCCCAGATCAAGGTGCAGCAGGTAATCATGCAGCGCTGCGGCGCCACCGTTGGCGATCTCGTCGAGCACCGCGCGGTAGTACTCGTGCGAGAGTTTCTCGGGTGTCCAGATCACGACGTGCCGCCGGTCATCCTCTTCGAGCACAACCGGCATGGATTCGTTACTCAAGAACACCATGTTGACGTGGTTGCGTTCGTCGTAGGCCGCCAGGTTCTTCGGGTTGATGCGTATCCATTCGCCGGTGATGAAAGCCTTGAGCTTGTTCTTGACGTGGTACAGGTCGCTGCGCGCGATCACTTCGTCGGCAATCAGAAACAGCTTGCGCGACGCCCAGTCGTTAAAGCGGTCTTCGATGGCGTCTTGGCCGATGACGCGGCCGTAGGGGCCGTAGATCGACATGAGCGCTTCGAAGAACAGATTCTTGCCGGTGCCCTGCGGGCCATGAATCACCAGCGTGGTCTTCATCTTTGCGCCCGGGTGCTGGATGGGGTACGCGATCCAGCGCAACACCCAGCGATAGAGCACCTCGGGGTGGGTATCGTTTGCGCACATGTAGCGCAAAAGATCGAGCAGTTTGTCGCACCCTCCGGCCGCCGGCGCGGTGGGCCAGCCGGCCCAGAGATTGCATTTAATTTCGGCGTCATCGCCACCAGGATCAAAGCCGACTTCACGCACGCGCACGATGTCGCGCTCAGGGTGTTCGCACCAGGCGCGGTGCAGCTCGCGCGTGAGGCAGGCATCGCGCATGTCAGACAACGCCAGCAGACAGTGTTCTTGCCGATCGAACACGGTCCCACCCTGCCCGTATACCAGCGCGTAACGCTCCAGCAACTCGCCAACTGAGCTGATCGGCGCCAGCCCCTCGCCCCTTGGTTTGATTGCAGGCGCTGCGCGGTGACTGATGTTCCACCCCAGCGCCGAGATGTGGCCCAGCACCTGCTCGCGCACGGCGACGCTGGTGCTCTCGGACGCGAAGTCATTGAAGTCGGTAAGTTTGATGTCGCGCTCGGCAAACTTCGCCCAGCGTGCTGCTGTATCCGGAAACTGCGGTGTGATCCACGCCCCGCCGACTTCCAACGCGGCGGTGCTGGCGGCCAACACACCGGCGTTGGATCGGTCATGGGGCTGCCCACATGACGGGCACATTGTGGGGTGCTCGGCGAGCGACAACTTGTGCTCGCACCGGCGGCATTTCGCCAGGCTGTCGTCATCGGCGCAGATCAACACCTTGATAATCTTGTGGCGCTTGCGCAGCGCCGCGCAAACCGGCGCGAGGTTACCCGCATCGAACGCCACGGCAACCGGTAGCCCGGTGGCCTGGTGCAGGGTCGCGGCGGTGGCGTAGCCCTCGGCGACCAGCAACACCTGGTCTGGCACACCGATCAGGTGGAAGTTTCCGCGCTTGGCCATTCCGGCAGGCCAGAACTCTTTGCGCGGGCGCTTGGCTGCGGCCGACTGCGCTGCGGTGCGGATGAATTGCAGGCCGTGCACAACACCCGCGACATCCGTCAGCGGGATAACCACCGCGCCAGCGCTGGTGAAGCGCACCCCGTGCGCGCCGACGCCCTTGCGTGCCAGGTACTCCGATTCGCCATCGAGGGCGTATCGCGACCATGCCGATTGTGCGGATCGAGCTGCGCGGTCGCTCTCGATGCGCCTGGCGACATCCGCGCGCTTGCGATCTTCAGCCAACCGCTTGCGAATCGACTCGCGCTGCTCTGCCGAGAACTCCGATTTGCGCAACTCGATTTTCTGCGCCCCATTGTCGCTGCCGTGCCAAATTCCGTAGCTGCCGACCAGCAGGGTCTCGCCTTTCTGCGATTGAATTTCGTGCGCGATGTACCATCCGCGACGCTCGCGATCACCCTCGACGCGGCATCGCCGCATCCGGCCCACCTCGATGCTGTCGACGATCAGACCGGCGCCAGTCAACTGTGCGAGCACATCACCATAGTTCGCCGCCACGGTCAGTTATCCCCGACGCCACTGACTACACAGGAAGTGCGGGTCCGACCACCCGCATGGGGTGTGCCCAGGGAGGACCCATCAACCGGCGCCGCATGCTGCTGCCCTTGCTCGCAAAGCGTCGTCGGGCGGTCCGGGGGGGCGGGGCGAGTACCGCGTGACGTGGGCAGCGGCAGCGGCAACTGCGGCGACGGCTGAAACCCGCGCTCGACATCGGCCAGCCAGCGCTCTACCTGCGCATCACGAGCAGGTCCATCGTTCGGCCCATAAAGCAAAGCCTGAGCCTCAGCCAATCGCGCCCCAAACATCCGCGACTGCGCCGGGCGCATCGCCTGAAACCTGCTGGCCGGACGCCTCATGTTCGCCGTCCCGTAGCGACCGCTTCAGCCCGCTCGACAGCCGCCTGGCAATCGATGCACCGAACCGCCCCGATCTGCTGACGCACCGGGTGAATCGGCTCGCCACATTCGCATTCGCTCGCGCCGACACCACGCACCACAGCGCGGGCGCGGTCAATGGCCTCGGCAGTGGCAGCGAGCACGCGCTCCTGCACCGCATCCATCTCATCAGGCATCGATACCCCTCCCCTGTTTATCGCCAGGCAGCAGCGCCTGCACCTGCCGACGCAGGCCAAGCACCGCCGCAATCACGTCATCGGATTCATCGAGAATTCGCCGCGCATGCGGCAGGTCCGCATCGGTCAAGCGGCCGTCTGCTAGTGCTGGCGCGAGCGCCGCGCACAGGTCGCCGACTTCGCTCATCAGCCGCCCAAGCGTCATCGTCTCTGCGGACTCGCTTGGCGGGCTCAAGCGCACCGGCAGATGACCGCGCCGACGCGCCAGCTCACGCTCGCACTCGGCACGGAATGGCTCGGGCAACGCGCAGACCCACGCATCTTCCAGATCGGCCGGCATCGCCTTCACAGTGCCGTCCATGTACCGGCTGATGATCTGCGCGTTGTGGCGCTCCGCCTTGCACAGATCATCGAGCGTTACCCCGGCCCGGAACGGCACCTGACGCAGATCAGGCGCCACACGCGCCGCGTATTCATCAGCCACGCGCGCAGCGAACTTACGCACGCACAACGCCGTGGCATCGAGCATTCGGCGCGTCGCGCCGAAAATCACCGCCGAGCGCGGCGGCAGGAAATGATGCTCAGGCTTCATGCGCGCGCATCCTCGCTCGGGCACGCTTGCGCCCCATGAACACCACGATCAACGAACAAACCCCGGGGGCCATCCATGGCCGCGCTGCTGTGTCGAGCAGCAACGCCCCGACCCGGAGAGGAGATTCGCGGCCCGCCGGCTGTCGCCAACCTGGGGAGGGGGCAGCCGGCGCGCATTCGCCGACGGGCCGCGAAAGGGGTGGCGCCCACCCTGCGGTAAGCTGCGGTTACCAGACCAACAGCCCGCAAGGAGGGCACCATGGAAAACGCCGCGCAGAAAGCGCTGACGAAGCTCGTGGAAGACACCGTTGCACTCAAGCTCGAAGCCATTCGCACGGCGCACGCAACCGTGAGTGTCGAAGTGCTCAATGCGCTGCGCCGGAAGGAATTACTTTCCAACATCGACATCGCTCGCCTCCTGGCCTTGCTCGACGCCTCCGCTGCTGCGCTCGCACGAACCAATCCCGACACAGCCCGAGAGGTAGCCGCGCTTGCGCTGGTACTTCGTCACAGCCTCGGCGATGGCAGCGACCAAGCTCGGCAGTGACGCCTCCAACAGCGCGCAATATGCAGCTACACGCTCGGCTTCGCGTTTGGCATCAAGCGCGACCAACTCGTCCATGGCTTGATCCACCCTGGCCCGCAACGCGGTTTCTCGCTCTGCGAAGAATGCCAACGCCCGGCTCACTGGTTCATCGGCCAGTTCGTCGCGTTGCAACTCGCTCACGGTGGCGATGCGCATGCTCACGCCACCACTTCATCAAGCGAGAGGTTGCACAACGCCAACGCACCGGGCGCCAACTCCGCGACACCATCCCACTCGTCTACGATGTGGGTGCAGCCGAAGCGCTGCATCAATGCCTCGGCGTGGCGGTTTTTTCCTGCGCCCTGTGGCGCAATGACAATCACGATAGGGAGCAGTTGCATGGGAGCATCCTCAGAAAAGTTCAGCCGCATTTACCTGCCCTACTGCATCGAGCAGGTGGAAGGGATTGGCCATGTGGTGTTGAATCGGCTCTACAAACCGCTGGGCATCCACACGCGCGAGCACATCGACTACGTGCCGTATGCGGTGACGCTGAAAGACCTCGGCCCAGCGCTGGCCGCGAAGCTGAGCTGGAACGGCTCGCCGGACCTCGGCCACATCTGGTTGTACAACGGCGGCTGCGTACCGACGGACAGCGCGACGCACTGGCACGCCTACCAGGCGCGACTGGCGCTGCTGGCCAAGCTGAAGGTCGGGTAAGCAGACCATGCCGCCTGATACCGCAGCGGCACGAAAAACACCGCAACAACCAAAGGATCGACGGACATGGCGCACTACCTGCGCAAGACGAAAGTAGGAACCTTCGGCATCCGCCTTCACGCGCCCGGCTGGATGCTGGAGTTGGACGGCAACGTACTCGACGGCCCGTACCGAACCCCGCAGCACGCGGTGGACGAAGTGGCCGCAGGTCATTGCAACTGGCCTTCATCCGGCGACACATCCGGGCTCGGCATTCCCGACGATTTGGACGATTGGATGAAAGCCGTATAGCGCTGCTGCGCTGCCGCCTCCAACAGCACCAGCGCGGTCCGCTCGGCCTCTTCCAGGCTCAAAAAAAACCGCGCAGCTGCCTCTGGCGAGCCATCGCCTACCGTCAGCGCAAGGCCGACATGGGTCAGCAGATCGGGTGGCCGGCCGACGCTGCGCAGGGAAGCTGGGATGTAGGCAGGGTTTGGCATTCAGGCGGCCTCGCGCTCGCTGTCGCACACAGGGAAACCGGCCGCAACGAGTGCGGCGGCAATGTCTTGCTGGGTGACCGCCATCGCCTGCAGCGTCTGCAAGCGCGCAGCCGGGATGCCGCCGCGCGTGCGCCATCCGATCACCGAGGGCGAGCGGATTTTGAAGCGGCGCGCGACGGCGGTGGGGCCACCGAGGGCGGTGATCAGAACGGCGGTTTTCGTGTCCATGGGCGACGCCACGCGCATCAGTCGGCCGTTGCGGACGCAGTAGTGAGGTTTCATGGCTCATGCCGCCTTCTCGGTGGGCGTGGGGTCTGCGCGGGTGTAGCCGGCGGCTTCTATCGCTGCAACGAGGTCGGGGCGCAGCTCGGCAATCGAGACCGCGCCGTCCGTGGCGGATTGAATGCGCTGCGCAAGTTGCGGGGACGCGCGCTTGTGCCCGAGCGCAATCATGTACAGCGTCCGGAAGCTGCATCCGGCGCGATCTGCCACGCGGGCGAGCACTGGGCAATTGATTTTGCCGGTTCCACCCTCGGCGCGCGTGTAGGCTGAGATATTCATGCCCAAGACATTACCGTATCGGTTACGCGGTTGCAATACCCTTTCGGTCATTTACCGCCGTGGTAACGCCATGCACTATGAGCACATGGATGCGAAGACTGCCAGGACCATGAACATCCGCGCCTTGGTAACCCGAGAGGGTGGGCCAACCAAGTTTGCAGAAAAGTCAGGGGACTGGTCCCAGGCGCAAGTCAGCCAATGGATTTCTGAGACGAACCCAAAGGGCATCGGGCATGCGCTAGCCCGCGCCATAGAGCGCACGTTCGGCCTGGCCCAAGGCTGGATGGATCAGCCGCACGGCACCGTCCATATCGGCGTCGCAACCACGGCCATCGAGACCGTGACGATCAGCCCGCTGTCGCACCGCCCCGACCCGGTGTTGCTGAGCCGGGCGGTCAGCGAGGCGATGGATGCCTTTCGGCGCAAACGCCTGCTGCCCACCGACGCGGCGCTAGCCAGGGCCATCGTGCTGGCCTATCAAAGCCTGGCGGCTGGCGTTGCGCTCGCTGCTAGCCGCCGCGCACTCGATGAGGCCCTGCAGAAAGTCCTTACCGAAGAACTGGCCGATCACCCCAAGCAGGAATAGCGCATGCGAGACGATGACATCAATGCCGCCGTTGTTGAGGCCCGCCGGCAACTAGACGAAGCCCTGGCGGCGGCCGTGCCGGCCGCAACACCGGCTGCGGGCAACGTGCATATCTGCGGCAGCACCGTAGTCAACGCCGGTATCGTGCATATCGGCTCGCAGACGATCCACCAAACGGCGCCGCCGACAAAGGCAAAGACACCGTGATGGCTGAGCGTGCCGGCAACATCGCGCAGCACCTGTACATACGCGACCAGACGATCCACATCGGCGGTGCGCCCGAGTGGATTCAAACCTTGCCGCTGGCCGATCTGCAAACTGCACGTGATCGCCTGCACAGCGCGGCGCGGCGCCACGAAGCGCTGGCGTTGACCGTGCTGCTGGTGCCATTTCTTGCCGCAGTGCTGGTAATCGGCGTGCTCAGCTTGAGCTTGCTTGGCGCCCCGGAAGCCGATCGCCATCAAGCAGGCCCGGCGCTGCTGTGGATGGGTGGGCTGATCGCGGTCGCTATATTGTTCGCGCTCTACGACGTGCGCCGCCGGCACCGTCGCGTAGTGGCCGCCGCCGAGCGCCGCTGGGCCGAGCTGGTGGTGGAGATCGCCGCGCGCGAAGACCCACCGAAGCGCGAAGCGCCGTTCAAGCGGTTGGCGCGATGGTGGCGTGCGCGCCGCAGCTCCCCCGTGGCTCACGGAGGCCGTGATGTCGCCTGAGCCGCAGCCGCCAACAGCGGCAGAAGGATTTCTGATCATCGCCAGCCTGATCTTGTTCGCGGCGGTATGGGCGGTGATCGCGCAACGCGGTCGAATGGCCGGCCGGCATGCCGTATTGCGCCATCTCGCCGGACTGTTCGGCGGCAGCGCCGTGTGGTTTCTGGCGATGCTGCTTGGCATCGGCGTGCGCCTCCCAGGCACGGTTGCAAGCGTTTCGATGATCGCCGCGCTGCTGATGCTGCCGAAGCTGACAGCGATCAGCGCACAGGTTGGCAATATCCGTGCGGAGTGGCTGCGATTCAAGGCAGAAACAAAAGACGCATGGCGCCAGGCCGACGCTCAAACCGCGCAAGAGGCGCGTGCTCGGCGCGAAGCGGAGGAAAGCCGCCTGCGCGAGGAGCGCGAAGAGCGCGAAAGGCAACGACTCATCGCGCTCGAAACCTTACCCGAGCGCCTGCGTCTCCAGCGAGAACGGGCCGCAGCGTCTGTGCGCGAACTCTGCGCAAGGCGGGATCTGGAAAAATCCGCGCGCCTCGAAACACCCAATCATGACGACGGTATCCGCTTGCTGCGCTCTCCCATGCACGATGTGTCGCATCGCGGAGATGGCGGTTGGGATGGTTCAACTGCTGCAGTAGGACCTGAGCGCGTGACATTTACCTACGAAGACGCTTTCGGCAACGTGACCGACCGAGAAGTAGTAGTGCATCGCGCGGACAGGCAATGCTTTGCTGGATACTGCATGGAGCGCCAAGCCGAGCGCACATTCCGCTACGACCGCATCGTCGGCGAAGTCGTGCGTACCGACACCGGCGAGGCGCTGAGCGCCAAGGCGTGGATGCGCGAATTGACCCGCTGAGAATGCAGCGAACATCACGCCGCCGCCATTCCAGCCACACCCGGTAACCCAACGCCTGCGCCACGCGGGGTGTAGCCGATCACCGCGCCGCCTGCCCAAGAGTGTCGGCCGCCCACTGATTGAGGCTTTTGCCGGCGAGCTCGGCGGCGCGGATCGCGACGGCGTGCAAATCCGGCGACACCCTCAGCAGTATCTTGCCGCTCGCCGGCCGCTCTGGGCGCTGCCCCAGCTTGCTGCATGCCTCGGTGTAATCGTCCACCGCAGCATGGAACGCCTGCTCCAGTTCGTCCACCGTGGACCCGTGGAATCCCACAACATCGCGGATGCCGGCAACGTGGCCGACGAAGATGCGATCTTCCGGATCGTACTCGATGCGGGCCGCGTAGCGCTTGTAGATCATGGTGTTCATGGCGTTACTCCAATGCATTGCAAGAACGAGCGCGCATCCTTGACGCGGTAACGCAGCGCTTCCTTACGCGGGTGCGGGCGATGGAAAAACACCTTCTCCCCATCCTTCTCGAACGTGACCGACGACCCGCTGCCATCAACTCGCCGGCAGCCGATGGCCAGCAGCAGCGCCTCGATTCTGGACCACTCCAATGCCCCGTTCACCGGTTCGGCAAAGATGGCGGCCAACGTCTTGCGGTGCGCGCTGTTCATGCGGCACATGATATCACATTGTGCTATCAATGCAACACGCCCCGAATCCATCCCACCGGCCAGCGCCGGAGCCGCACTGCGCTGAGCATGCCCGCTATCGCAACAACCGGCACCTGCATCATGCAAAACGTCATTACCATAACGGTATTGACATGGCATAACCATTGCGGTAATGTCTCCCCACACCGCCACCCAGCGGCCCACAGGGAGACCCACATGACCACCGCCGCAGCGCCAGCCACCAGCACGCCCACCGCCGTCTACGCCACCACCCCCGCCAGCGGCAATCTCCCCGCGCTGGAATGGAGCGCCACGCTGTGCGACGGCCACCCCGTTGACCACGCAACGGCCGAGGCGGCCTGCGCCGCGCTGGGCGATGGTTGGCGCCTGCCAACCGCCGACGAGCTGCTGTCCCTGGTTGATAGCTCGCGCGAAGCCCCGAACATCGACCTCGCGACATTCCCCGACGCCAAGAGCGACTGGTATTGGACTAGCACGATCAACGCGCGAAGCCCCACCTACGCTTGTTACGTCGATTTCGGGTACGACGCCGACGACTACAGTCCCAGCGAGGATGCCGCCGGCGGCTACTGTCTCCGCGCCTACGACGACGCCTGCGTGCGTGCGGTGCGGTCTGTGGCGTCCGGTCAGTAACTCTGCCTTTTTGCCAAGGATCGTCCATGAGCAGTGCAACCACTGAGCCATCCGTAGACCAACCCAGCTATGAGCTGCGCATCTACCGCGCACCGAGCAACCAATGGTCGTGGGAAGTACGTAACGAGCACGGCCCCGAGTGCGGCGGTGCCGGCTACCTCGATGCGTTTGAAGCCGCGAACGCTGGCGTGGCGGAGTTGTGGCAGCACATTCCAGACCACGCCGTGCCCGCCGACCACGCCATCGGCGCTGCGGAGTGCGCGCCATGAGCACCATCACCACGCCGCGCGAATTCCTCGCCCGCCGCCTCGCGCACGAACGCCTGATCCGCACCGGCAAGCGCGCCCAGGCCTGCTCCGCCGCGCGCCTTGCCGCACGCCTGTATGCAGCAGGCGCATCAGTGGACGCCGCAGCCCGGCGCGCCGCGCAACAGATCGGCGGAGACGCTACCCTCGATCCGTTTGGAGGCACGGCGTGATCACGCGCTCGATCATCCCGCCCAGCCCTGCCGAGCGCCTGATCGCCTACTACACCGCCAGGGCGCGCGTTGGCGGATTCCATCCAGCCGACATCGCAGCACGCGCCTCGCGAGGCCTCGCGATCCTGCGCCGCATCGCCTGGCTCGAACAACACAAGCGCAATCGCGACCGGGCTATACCGGCCCACCGCCACCAGGCCGGCGGCCTGCATCTCATCACCTCGCGCGCAGCGGTGCCGTGGCACTGCGCATCCACACTCACTAAGGAGCAAAAATGAACGCCAACAACGTCACCCACTTCGCCGAGTTGATCGGCGACCTCAATGCCGGCGTGTTCGCCCAGCAGATCGAGCGCGCACTGTCCGATACCGCCCTGGGCGTGGTCACTCACGGCCGCAAGGGCAAGGTCGTCATCACCCTCGACCTCAAGCGCATCGGCGAAAGCAATCAGGTCGCTGTCACCCACAAGCTCAATTACGTCAAACCCACCGCGCGCGGCCGAGCGACCGAGGAATACGCCACCGAGACACCCATGCACGTCGGCCCACGCGGCGCGCTGTCGCTGTTCCCACATGAGCAAGCCAGCCTGTTCGGCGGCAGCGATGCTTCGAAGGAGCGCGCATAATGGATGCCAACGCGATCAACACCATCGCCGATCTCGCCGTTGCCGCCAACAATGGCGCGCACCTTGGCACGCCCACGCCGGCCCTGTTCCACGCCGGCAAGCTCACCAGCATCGAGCACCTGCAGGCTGGCCGAGCGCGCTTTCGCGGGCGCATGACGACCTCATCGCTCGCCGACTTCGCGGGATACATCGCTGCCCGCGCAGCGGCCGCGCTGAAACCTGCGTGTTTCATCGACGCAAACGCCACGTCCGCGAAGTGCTATTTCAACCTTGGCACCGACGAGCTGCCCGGCCACGCCGATGACATCGCCGAACTCACGCTCACCCCTACCGCAGCCTTCGCAGCCATTTGCGCCTTGGATGGCCACCGGCTTGCACAACGTGCGCTGGCCGAGTTCGTCGAAGAATGGTCGCAACACATTTCGGCCACCACGTCCGACGGTGAGGCACTCCCGCTCAGCGCCGCTGTCGTCGCGATCCGCAACATCCAGATCAAGCAACGCTCGGAATCCACGTCGACGGTGGGGAACTTCAACACCAGCCGCTCGGCACTTGATGAGATCGAGGCAAGAGCCAACGGCACCATCGAACTGCCCGGCGCACTCTACTTCCGCGTGACGCCATACGCCGGACTCACTGAGCAGATTGCCGAACTGCGCCTGTCGATCATCACCAGCGAGGAAAAGCCCGTTTTTGCCGTGCGTTGGAACCGCCGCGAGCAGATGCGCGAAGACATCGCGCAGGATTTCAAACGCGTGGTCACGTCCGCCATCGGCGGCACTGCCAGCGTGATCGTCGGCACTTTCACCCCGTAACCGGCACGCCCGCCGCCGGGCGATCCGGCGGCGGGCAGGAGACCACATGCGCATCTACCTCAGCGGCCCCATGAGCGGCCTTCCAGACCTCAACTTCCCCGCGTTCAATGCCGCCGCTGCCAAACTGCGCAGCCTGGGCTACACCGTGGTCAACCCCGCCGAACTCAACCCGGACAACACCACAGCCTGGGATGCGTGCATGCGCGCCGACATCAAAGCCCTGTGCGATTGCACCACACTGGCGCTGCTGCCGGGCTGGGAACGCAGCCAGGGCGCGCACCTGGAAATGCACATCGCACATCGTATCGGAATCGAGGTGTTGCAGATCGATGCGCTGGTGTGCCGTGGCGTTCCTCAAACCGCATGAGTGTTCCGCGCCACATCTGGACCGAAGCCGAAGTAGCCATGCTGCGCGCACGCTACCCGCACCAGCGCACCGCCGATATCGCGGCTGCCCTTGGCGTATCCAAAGCCAAGGTCTACTACAAAGCCGACGCGCTCGGCCTGCGCAAGAGCACCGCGTTCCTGGCCAGCCAGATGTCCGGGCGAACCGACGGAACGCGCGGCGAGAAAACACGATTCGCTTCAGGGAAACGCCCGTGGAACGCCGGCAAGAAAATCGGTACCCACGGCCGCAGCGCCGAAACGCAATTCAAGCCTGGGCAACTGACCGGCAAAGCCCGCATGTTGCTCAAGCAGATCGGTTCAGAGCGCATATCGAAGGATGGTTACCTCGAACGCAAGATCAATGATGACCAGCCGATCTACAAGCGCTGGCGCGCCGTACACCGCATCGTCTGGGAGCGCGCCAACGGACCAATCCCGCGTGGCCACGCCATCGTGTTCCGGCCCGGCTGCCGCAGCATCAATGCCGCCGCCATCACCGTCGACAAACTCGAACTGGTCACCCGGCGCGAACTGATGCGCCGCAACAGCATCCACAACTACCCCGAACCCATCGTCCAGGTAATGCAAGCGCGTGGCGCGCTGGTCAGGGCCATCAACCGCAGGAGCAAGGCCGCATGAGCGACATCAACACCCTTCGCAGCGCGCTGTTCGAGACCCTCGCCGCGCTCAAGGACAAAGACAAGCCGATGGACCTGGATCGCGCCCGCGCGATCTGCGACGTATCGCAGACCATCATCAACTCGGCAAAGGTGGAGGTCGATTTTGTCAAGGCCACCGGTTGCAACGTCGATAGCGGTTTCATCAATGCGCTGCCGCGCAAGCAAAAGCCGGGCTACAACCTGGTCGAGCGTGCTCAATCGCAGCCGAGCAACGGCCAAAAGGCACTGCCCGGCAAGCCGTTGACCGGAGTGATCTGACCGCCATGACGAACCAGACAGATGCCGCCGAGAACCGCGCCTGGCGCATCGCCGATCAGGCGGCGCTTGATTTTATCGCTTGCAACGGCACAAAGGGCGCGGGCGTCGATGAGTACCTGCTTGGCTATTGCGACATTGCCGCTGACGACTATCTGAATGACTGCATCGAGCACCTGCTGCGGCAAGCGCTCGCCACGCGCCACGAGGTGGACGAGGATACGGTAAGCGTGCAGTTGTACAAGGACATTTGAATGTGCTGGTTTGTTCGTCTTATGGGAGAGATTACGAAGTGAACAAGCGCGTGCTAGACCCATGCTGTGGGAGCCGCATAAGGCCGGCACGCATTGGCTTGTGTTCATGAAGCGTTCGGCCGGCAGTGTCTGATCACACCATGACAGACACTTGGCTTATCCCCGCCGAAGTCGAAGAGCTCACCGCCAGACAGCGGTGGTCCGCGCAATGCCGGGCGCTGGCAGCAATGGGTATTCCGTTTCGGCCCAACGCCGTCGGCCGCCCGCTGGTTGAGCGTGCAGTGATACTCTCGCAGGCTGGCAAGCCAAAGCCAAAGCGCGAACCGAACTGGGGGGCCATCAAGCATGGGCCGGCCAAGACTGCATGACAAGCACCTGCCGCGCGGTATGTTGCACCGGCACGGCGCCTACTACTTCGTCGCTGCCGGCAAATGGCACCGGCTCGCCAGTGAGTACGGCCCGGCGCTAATCCGCTACGCCGAGCTTGTGGGCAACACGCCAACCGTGACCACGGTCGCCGATGCGGTATCACATTACCTTGAATCGAGCGCGGCACGACTACGGCCCGCCACCCTCGAAGGCTACCGCAACGGCGCCCGTAGGCTGGCCGCAGTGTTCGGCCGCATGGCTCTCAGCGACCTCACCGCCGCGCACGTCTACCGCTACCTGGTCGAGCACGGCACCGTGCAGGCGAACCGCGATCGCGCGTTGCTGAGCGCTGCGTACAGCCACGCACGCCGCATCGGCGCGTTCAGCGGCGACGACCCCACCAAGCGCCTGCAATTCCGCAACCCGGAAGTCCCGCGCCAACGCTACGTCACCGATGCCGAGTTCGCAGCACTGATCGCCGCCGCACCGCCGCGCCTCGCCGTCATCCTACGCTTCGTGTACACCACCGGCATGCGCATTGGCGACGCGCTCGCGATGCCGATGGATGCGATCACCGACGACGGCATCGCCTACCAACAACGCAAGACCGGCGCGCGCCTTCTGATCGAGATAACGCCAGACCTGCGCGCCCTGCTCGATGAGATCGCCCGCACATTTCGCCGCTTCGGCCGCCGCTATTTGTTCGAATCGCGCCCAACCCGCGCCGGGCCGGCCGGGCCGTACACCGTCAGCGGACTGCGCAGCAACTTTCGGCGGGCGCTGGCCAAGGCTGGGCTTGCGCACATGACCTTGCATGACCTGCGGCGCAAGGCCGGCAGCGACATCGAGGGCGAGCACGCAACACGGTTGCTCGGCCACCGCGACGCCAAGGTCACGCAGCGCCACTACCGCGCCAAGCCAGAGCGCGTGAAACCGGTCCTGTAGCTGTCCAAAACTCGCCGAAACCTCACGCAGGAATGCGGCTTCCAGCGTGTCGAAAACTCAGCGTTTTGGACACGCAAGAATGCGCAAAATAGCGCGGCATGGCCGTTTAAGGCCGATCAGAGCACGGCACTGTTAATCAGGGGGTCGTTGGTTCGAGTCCAACTTCGGGCGCCACTCAAAGCTAAGCACAGCAAGGCTCGCAGAGATGCGGGCCTATTTTTTGCGCTGCATACGCTGTCCATTTGCGGATGCTTTGTCCAAAACTATCGAACAATTCCGGCCGTTTTCAGGCGGTCGATGCACTGCTGACAGGCCAGCCTGCTCACTTCGCACTGATCGATACGGCCGCGCAGCGGGATGACAACCTGCTGCACCAGGTCGCCGAGTGCATCTGTCGAATCGAGCGCTGGCGCGTACTGGATGCCGGCGGCGTCGCACGGCCGCCAGCAGACTGCATCGCATTGCGCGAGCGGTGGCTGGGGCGTATCCGGGATCACCGGAGTTGCACACGCCGACAGGCTCAGTGCGGCGGCGATCACGCACAACCGGCAACACGGCATCATCGCAGCGCCTCGTTGATCGCCTGAACTTGTTCAGCCGTTGCCCTGCACTCGGGCGTAGGGGCTGCGCGAGTGCGCTCGCGATAGACGGTGATGCGTTCTACCTGCCTGCCAGGGATTGCCGTTGAGAGCGTCAACAGCGCTGTGTCATCGTCGGCTTTGAGCAACGCCAGCGATGCCTCTTGCCCTGCCACCAGCGCTTGCACAGCAGCACTGCCGCGCGCCTGCGCCTGCGCGATGCGCAAATCGCAGCGGGAATGCGACCCCGCTAATCGCCACAGCGACCACCCGGCGAGGCACGATACGACAACCAATGCTGCGGCAAGCGCAGCTATGACACGCATCGATCCCGCTTTGGCGATGATTTCGGTGATGCTCATGGGCGCGCCAGGCGCTCTGCGGCGGTGTCGCCCACATTGCCTGCGAGATACAGGCCCAACACCCATTTGGTGATGTCTACCCATTGCAGCGCGTCGATCATGCCGAGCGCGAGCCAGGCACTACTCATGACAAATGACAGCATCGCCAGCATGAACTTGCGGCTGCGAAAACGCTGGTCGCTCATGTGCGCATCACCCAGTACCAGCGCCGGATGCGCTCAACGTATGTGATCGTTTCGGCGGCGTTGGCGCCGGTGACCTGCGGCAGGCACACGCTGATGTCGGGCCATGCCCGGGCACCGCCGCACGCACGCTGCGCCCTGATGATGTTACCGGCGCCTGCGTTGTAGCTTGCCTGCGCGAGTTCGCGCCGATCCGACTCGGCGCGATCCGACACCCATACGCGGCGCATACGCTGCATGTAGCGGGCGCCGGCAAGAATTGATGGGCCAGCCGCATGCGGACTCATGCCGCCAAAGCCGAGGCCAGGCGCCACCTCGCGCCAAGTGCCCGGCATGAATTGCGCGATGCCGCGCGCGCCGGCCGGCGAAACGGCAGACGGATCGAGGCGCGACTCCTGGTAGTACTGGGCCTTGAGCCAGCGCCAGTCCCAGCCAGGCAGATACAGGCGGGAGGCGTCGCGGATCGCATCGTCGTAACGATCGGTACCGATCGGGTTGGCGTGAGCACTGCCGAGGATCGCCGACAGCGCGCATAGCAGCAGCGCGCTGCGCGTCATGAGTACACTTGCCCGAGCATTATGCACAGGCCGATCACCACGCCAGCCAGCAGATGGGCACAGGCCTGCGGGTTTGCCAACACGCCATCGATGGCGTGTCGCAACTCGCGCCGGCTAACGCCCCAACGCGACAGCCCGAACGATACGGTCCACGCGAGACTGAGCACAGCGAGCGGAACCACGATGACGGTGGCCGCGATGGAAATGCCGATGGTTTGCAGCATATCGTTCATGTCGATCTCCTTCGGCGACGCACATCGGGGTGGACGGGATCGGCGTGGGCCAGCAGGCGCTCCAGCCCGGCGTTGATTGGATCGATGCGGTCGGACAGCATCTGCCGCAGTTCGTCTTTTGTTGGGTACTCGCGGAACGCCTTGGTGAATTCGACGCGCACCTCTGATACATGCTCACGCGCCATCCGCGCCTCGCCTTTTGCGTGCTCGATGTCGATTGACATGGCGCGCGCGTACTCTGCCATCGCGCGATTGCGGGCGGCGCGCTCGCCGCTGATTGCATTGGCAAGCGCAAGATCGTGACGCGACAGTTGCCGGCTCAGCCACCAGCCGAGCGCGGCAGTCTGCATGAGCAAAGCGGCGCCAGCGACAACGAGCGAAATCCAGTTTTGTGCGAGCTGACTTTCCATCAATCGATCATCCTTGGGGTGCTGGCGGCGAGCCAATCCATTACGGCAACACCCCGTCTTCGCCGAGCGGTGCCGGTGCGAGAATCTCGGCGACACGCTCAGCGGCGATGTGCCCTTGCTGGGCGAGGTAGCCGACGAGTTGCTGAGTCAACGGCAGCGACACATCCACGTTTTGCGCTTGCTCGAACAGGTACATGGCATCGTCGAGCACCGGGTCGGTGGCGCGGGCGGCGCGAATGGCGGCGCGCTCGGCGGCGGTGTAGCGATTCAGCAGATACAAGCGCGTCATGCGCGGGCTGAGCACGGGCGCATCGGCGGGCGCTGGCGGCGGGGCCGCGAACGCCACCCCATCGTATGCCCAGCCGGGGCCTGGGCGCGGATCGATGTCGGTAACATCGATGGCATCGGGCCATTGCGCGGCGTCGCCGATGATGAGGTTTGCGACGGCTGTGCCGTCAGCGGTGAGCAGAGCGAGCGTGCGCATTATGCGGTTTCCTCGAATTCGAGCATGATGAACCCGGGTGAGCCGTTGCCGCCCCGGCCTCCATCTCGCCCGCCGGACCCACCAGCACCGTAACCCGTGCCATCGGCGCCTGAAGTTCCAGGCGCAACGACGCCTTTGATTTCCAGCCCTCCAGCACCAAAAATTGAAATGCCACCACCAGCACCATCGTTGGACAGCCCACCCGGCGCCCCCGCAGACATCGGCGACGCAGGGCCGAAAAATCCCTCTCCGTTAATCTGCGATTCGTTCACCACCGTTCGTCCGAGTGCGCCTCCAACAACTGGCACACCGCCAAGTCCTCCTTTCGTGCCAGACGTTATTAGTGACGGGCCGCCGCCGCCGCCGAATAGCGTTATTTGCTGGCCGACAGTGACGGTCGATTTTCCGCCATCGGTCCCAGCCGCGTTGCTGCCACCTGCGGCGCCGACACCGGCTGCGCCGATGATGACCTGGACAGTTGCTAACCCGCTTGGCACAGGAATTGGTGCGCGGCTGGAAAACGCCGATGCGCCTCCGCCTGCCCCGCGAAGATTTCCGGCGGAACTGGTATTTCCACCGCCGCCACCACCGCCACAGCCGGTCACATACACCACGCCAGCCCACGCCGGCACCGGAACAGCGGGGTCGGAGGCGAATAATTTGATGGTCTTCTTGCGCGGCTGGTCAGAGCCGGCACCGCTTACAAACCGGCCCATTACGCGGTCTCCTCAAAGCCATGCGCACGCGCCGATACGCCGACGGCGCTGGCGCGTACGGTGATGATCTCGCCGGGGCTGAGCACGATGCCGGTGCGCTCCAACACCCCGTTGGCCGGGATGCTGGCGTCGTACTCCAGATAATCGGAGTTGGCCAACGCGGCGCTGCGCACCGCCAGGCGCACGGTGATGGCGGCGGCAGTGCGGTTGACGAATGCCACGCTGGCGGTGGCAACAATGCCGGCCGGCGTGGTGTACAGATCGGTATCAGCGGCGGCGGCCAGATCGGCTTTGCCCAATTTGCCGGACATGTGCGGGGCTCCTAGTTTGCGGTGGCGAAATAGTGGCGGCGGGCGCGGTGCAACAACCACTGCGCATCGACGTAGGCGCGCGTGGCCAGCACCACGCTGGGATCAATCAGCAGGGTGACGGCGCTGGCGTTGGCGACTTCGATCTGGACTTTTATCACCAGTTCTTTTCCGCTGCCCTCGGCCAGTTGCGGCTTGTAGCTGTCGGGGAAATTGCCGTAGGCGATCAGGTCACCGGCGGCATCGAACAGGCCGACCTCGCGGATCGTCCAGCCGCCGACCTCGGGCGCGATGATGCGCTCGACGGTGACCCAGTTCGGGTTGAGCGGATCGACGCCGAGCGAATTGGCGGGGCCGCGGTTGACCTCGCCAATCAGCGCAGCGCGGTTTTCGCTTGGCGTCACTGCCGCGCCGCCGCCGTCACCAAGCGCCATCTGGGTGATGGCGAGCGGGATGCCGGAGGCAATGGCGGCGGCCACCTTGGCTTTGCCGGTGATGGTGAGCAGGGTGAAGAAGTTCATCGGTCAATGCACCTGCGGTGAGATGGTGACGGTTTCGCGGGCGGAAATTGCCGCGCCAATGCGTAGCGGCCCGGCGCTGTCGATTTCGGTGAGCTGCCACGGCTGGATGGTGATGATCTCGGCAGCGGTGATCGCGGCGGCCATCACTACCGGGCTGGGCGAGGTGTGCAGCAATTGCACGGCGGTGAGGTGGCTGCGGGCGTTCTTTGCCGCCAGCGCGGTGCGCTCGACCTCGCCCCAGATGCCGTCGATGATGCCGCGCGCATCCAAAGTGACGCGGATTTTGAATGTGTACGGCGGCTGTTGCGGCGCGCTCTGGTGCCACTCGATCAACTGCGCGCTGTAGTCGAGCGCGGCCAGCGCGGTGAGCATGGCGCCCACGGTGCCTTTGTGCTGGTGTACGCGGATGCTGGCTGCGACCACGGCGCGCTTTTGTGGCTCGGTCCAGGCGGTATCCCAGTCGTCAACGGATAGCCCCCAGGCGAGCCACGGCAGCAGCGGGGCCGGGATGGTGTCGGGATTCCACAGTGTGCGCAGCGGGACAGGGATCGCATCGATGCGCAGCGTCGCCGCTTCGAGCGCGCGCTCCAGCGGCGTGGCGTTCGGTGGCAGCAGGTGGTCAGACATTGCTGCCCCCGCTGGTGATCGTCACCGCCGTGGCGCTGCCGGCCTGGCTCGGCGTGATCACGATGTCGACGGCTGGTTCGGTCAGATCAACCCGCTGCACGCCATCGACGTGCAGCGCGGCGATCAGCGCTGAGCGCGCAATGTCGCGGCCGAGCCGGCGCGTGGCTGCAATCAGTGCCTGCACGCGGGCCTGCGCGGTGGCGAGCACCACGGCGGCATCGGGCCCTGGCAACGTCCACAGCATGGCGGTGACAGCGTAGGGCACGACCTGCGCCGATTGCACGGTCACCATGTCGGTCAGCGGGCGCACGGCGGTACTGGTGAGCGTAGCGGCCACTGCGAGCACCAGCTCAGCGCTGGCGGCGCCGTCGCCGGTGCGCGAGAGTACCGACACCACGACCTCACCCGGGGCCGGGCTGGTGACGCTGGCATCGAGCACGTCGGCAACGCTCAGCGCGTGGAAGATGTAGGCACCCTCAGGGCCGGCGACGCTGAATCCTTCTGGCGCAAGTTGCGTGCGTCGGCGCAGATCGGCATCGGTTTCCAGCGTCGGCGCGATCGGCGGGGTCGCGGCGGCATCGCCGGGATCAAGCACCAGGCGCGATACGCCGAACAGCGCGGCCAGTTGTTCCAGATCGCTGCCGGTGGCGCTGGCCAGCATAACGCTTCGGGCGGCATCGTTGACTCGCGCGCGCAGCAGCAGCTCGCGGTAGGCGAACACTTGCAACAGCTTGGTCACCGGCTCGGATTCCAGCGCCAGCACGTCGGCGAGCTCGGGGAATACGGCGAGCGCATCCGACTTCGCCGCGGCGAGCACTGTCTCGAAGTCGAGCGGTTCGATAACCGTAGGCGGCGGCAGCAGCGACAGATCAACGCTCATGCCGACACCTCGATAGGCAGATTGATACGGGTGCGTTGGGCCCCGTCGCGGAAGTCGGCGGAGAGCGCCAGTTCCAAGCGCCCTGCGGCGGCCTGCAACACGCGCACCTGGCGAACGGCAAGGCGCGGCTCCCAACGCCGCAGCGCGTCCACGGTGGCGGCGTAGATGTCGCCCAGGGTGCGCGCGTTGATCGGCGCGTCCACCATCTCGAACAGGCGCGAGCCGTAGTCGCGACGCATCACCCGCGAGCCAATGGGCGTCGTCAGGATATCGGCAATCGATTGCCGCAGATGCGTCAATTCATCGAGCAATCGGCCGCTGGTTCGGGACATGCCTAGCATGCCCGGGAGCATTTCATGCGCGGCTGTCTCACGTCATGGCGGACGCGAGACTTTTTTAGTCTGCCACAGACCGCTGCGCCTCGATGCTGGTGCTGTAGCCGCTGCTGTCGAGGCGATGCTCGGCGCGGGTGATGATCCAGTCGCCATCCACCCCGTCGCGAAACCCGGACAGGGTAATCGGGCGCTCGGCAACCAGATCGGGGTCGCCAGGCACGCCCAGGCTGAGCGAGGTGCGCCCGCGCGACATTTTGCGCAAGCGCGCCTCGGCAGCGCGGCGGGCGTCGAGCTCCGAGCGGAACGCGTTGCGCAACGTGGTCGATGGGTCGCCATCGCCCACCACCACGGTCTGGGTGGCATGCTTGCGCGGCGGCTTCCAGCGCGCTTCCACCCGCGAATAGAACTGCCGCTCTTGCTCGGACGCTCGCCAGCTCGTTACCTGATTGCGGACGATCGCAACCGCCGGCATGGCGGCGCCGCTCGCGTCCAGACCCTTCCCGACCTCGACGAACAACAGGCGCCCGGCTGCGGGCTTGGCGATGGCGCCGAACTGCTCGGCCAGCCGTGTGAGCAGGTGCAGGTCGCTTTCGTCGGTCTGGTCCAGGTGTTCCACCGGCTGCGCTTCCAAGGCCGCGGCAATCTGCGGGGTGAGCCGGTGGCGGGCAGCAATGGTGCGCACGATTTCGCCCAGCGTCTTGCCGTCATAGTCAGCGCGGCGCTGGCTCTTGAGGCTGGCCAGCATGTCGGCAGCGGCGCCGCGCAGGTTCAGCACGGCCGGCGGCCCGGACGACTCCACTTCGTCAACCGTGTAGCGCCCCATCGTCCGTGCGCCGCCAGTCTCGCGGTAGCCGAGCGCAATCTCCAGCTCGACGCCAGCACCGGGCCATCCCAAGGCGTGGTCGCGGTCATCGAGCGACAGTTCGAATCGATCGGACGAAATACCCGCCTCATCGCTGATGCTGAGCGAAATCAGGCGATCAGCGATATTGCCAGTGATGTCGGTTCCGTTCAGCGTGATGGCGAACGCCGGCTTCACGCCGCGCCCCACAGCCGCACGGTGGCCACTCTCGGCGCCGTGGGGACCACTGGTAGTTGCAGCACCACGCCAGCCGGCAATACCGGTGCGTCAAGCGCCCGCGGGTTTGCTTCGGCTAACGCTACGACGGCGCCGTGCCGGCCGTACACGCGCCAGGCGATGGCGTCGAGGGTGTCGCCGTCGCGGGTGCGATACTCGCGCATCACGCATCCTCGCCGTAGGCCGCCAGCGACAGGCGAAACTCCAGCATCAGCGGCCGGCCGCTGGCATCCAGCTCGCTGCCGGTGGTCTCGACCCGGGTGAGCACGTACAGGCCGAGCACCGTGCCGGACGAATCGACCAGTGCCTGCGGCTCGCCCTGGTCGGCGAGCGCGCGCAGACGGGTGATCGTTTCGGTGCCGCCGGTGTAATGGGTCAGGGTGTAGCCGGACAGCTCAATGGTTTCCTCGCCGCGGCCAAGAAACTGATGTGCCGGTGCGCGGCCCAGGCGCTCCTGCGCCGCCCAACGGTAATCGATCGAGCGCGCGATGCTCTGGTGCGCCAGCGCACCGGCCAGAAACTGCACCGGCCCCAAGCTCAGCAGCACGCTGCCGCTGGGCGGCGGATCGCCGGCCGATGCGTTGGCGCTGCCACTGGGCGGCGATGTGGCGAGCGTTGGCGACAATGTGGGCGCAGGCAGGTCGGGCGCAGGCGTGACTGGCGTTGCCCCCAGCGCGCTGCGGAATCGATCCACGCGCCCGCTCAACAGCGCGCCGGCCCAGCTTGGCACACCTGCCGCAGTCAGCGCAGCGGACATCGCCGACACCGGATCGCGCGGCATGCCGCGCGCGAGATTGATCAGGCTGCGCGTCTGCCGCGCGGCGCTGACCACCCGGCCGATATCCAGGCTCATGCCAGGTCACCCAGCGCGGCGCGACGGATGCGGCCGGCCTTGCGTTCGATCGCGGCGGCCACGCGCTCGGCCAGCGCCTCGGCATCCTCGCCGGCCTGCTGCGTGATCTGGATCGGGCCGATGGTGATCTGCATCGTGGCGGATGTTGGCGCTGACGTTGTTGCCGGCGCACCGCCTGCCGCAGCAACAACTGCGGCCGCCGCGCCTGCGCCCCGTGCGCCAACGCCCACGCCAGGCCCTGCACTGCCGGGGATATCCGGCGTCGCCGCTGTCGCCAACGCCAACGCCGCGCCCGCCACCAGTCTTGCAGTGCCCAGCATGCCTTGCTGCAACCCGAGCCCCAACATGTCGCCCAGGCCCATGAACACGCGGCTCGGCGACTTGATGCCGAGCACCGACTTGAACTGGTTGGCGATGCCGTCGCCGATGTTGGTCACGCCCGCCTTCAGACGATCCCAGCCCGCCGTGATGCCACCCAGCAAGCCGTCGATGATTTGTCCACCGATCGCGCCGAACTTGCTCGGCAGCGCTTTGAAGAAATCCATGATCGCGCCCCAGTTCTTGATGACGAAGCCCAGCGGCGTGAAGGAAAAGGCTTTCTTCGAGGCGGTCCAGATGGCGTTGAATGCGGGCTTCAGGCGCTCGCCGAGGTTGCCAAAGAAGCCCTTGATCGACCCCCAATTACGCACCACCAATCCCAGCGGCGTGAAGGAGAAGGCTTTCTTCGAGGCGTCGAATACGGTGCCGGCAACGGCCTTGATCCCGCCCCATGCCTTGCTCGCTGCGTTTTTTATGCCACCCCAGAACGCCTTCAGCGCCGGGCCGATCTTCGACCAGTTCTTCCAGATCAGGAACGCGGCGCCGGCAATCACGGTGACCGCAAGGCCGATGGGATTGAGCAGCAGCGCGCGGCCGAGGATCGCCACCCCCCTGCCAGCCATGGCAAGCCCCCGCGTTAGCGCGCCGCCGAGCACCGAGCCAAGCCGCGATGCTGCCGAGATCGCGCCCGGCAGCGCGCCGCGCGCATACGCCCAGGTTGCCACGGTCAGCACCCGCAGCCGTGCGAATGCCGTGCCGAACTTCAGTCCCAAGATGGCGCTGTTCCACAGCCACGTAGCGGCGTTGGCCGCCAGCACGCCGACGGTCCACAACGCCGCTGCACCCACCACCACGCCAATGCCGGTGGCGACCACGGGAAAATCATCAAGCAGCCGGCCAACGGCAATGGTGATCGACACCAACGGCGGCAGCACGGTATTGAGTATCGGCACCAGCCCGGCGCCGAACGCCGTACCGAGCAGCCGCACGTTGTTCTGGAAAATCTCGGTCTTGCCCGATGCCGAGTCCAGAAAACGCTGGTAGCTCTTGTCGACAAGACCCTTCGAGCCTTCGGTCACGTCCTTTTGCGCGGCGCGCAGCTTGTCGAGTTGCTTGCCCAGCAACACCACACCCTTGACGCCTTCGTCCCCAAACGCTTTTTGCAATGCGGCGTTGGTGTCATCAGAGAGGCTCTCGAATCCGCCAATCGACTGGCTGAGGTTCTCCAGCGTGGTGGTGAAGTCGGTTCCTCCTTCGGCGTTCTTGGCGATCTGGAATCCCATTTCCTTGGATGCCTTGCCCAGCCCACGGAAGCTGGCGGACAGCGCAGTGCCGGCCGCGCCACCTTGCAGGCCGGCCGAGTTGAGCGCGCCGATCAGGGTCGCGCCTTGATCGAGCTCGACATTGAAGCGCGCCAATGTGGGCGATGCAGCCTTGAACGATTCGCCGAGCTGGCCGAAATCGCGGATCTGGAACTTGAACTGGGTCTTGGTCAGCAACTCGCCGATGCGGGTGATCTGCTCTTCCTGCGTGCCTTGCAGCGAAGAGCCCAGGTTGTTGAACACGGTGGCCATCACCTCGCCAACCTGCTCGGCCGTGCCATCGGTGACCTTGGCCACCTTGGCCACCAGGCCGGACGTGGAGCGCGCGAACGATGCCTCGAAGCCTGCCGAGTTGAGCGCGTACTCGATGTTCAGCACGTCGCCCTCGGATGTCAGGTTGGCCCGCGCGAACTCGATCGCACTGCGCCGCGATGCCTTGACCGCAGCATCAACATCACCAGCGTTCACCACAGTGGACAGGCGCACGGTGGCCCGCTCGACATCGAGCGCCTGGCCAATCGCTTTGCCGGCGGCGAACGCGACACCGGTGAGGCCAAGCAATTGCGTGCGCAATTGGCCGATACGGGCCCCGGCTTGATTGCGGCGCGACAGCACTGCGTCGAGCTGCTTCTGCTCCCTCTCGACCTTGTCGATGGCCGCGCCCAAGCGTACGTGCTCCTGCGCGGACTTTGCTGCATCCAGCCCGGCTTGCCGCATCGCTTGACCAGACCTCGTGGCAGCAACGCGCGCGGAGTTCAGCTTTGCCGACAACTCAGCAGCGGTCTTCTCGGTCTTTTCCAGATCCTTGGCCAGCGCCCGATTGTTGGGGTCTTTTTTCAGCGCCTTTTTGACCGCCATCACTTCGCGTTGCACCTTCTCCAGCGCAATGCGCGCCTTGCCGACAGCGGCTTCGTCGCGGTCGAACGCCTCGGTCAAGCCGCGCTGACTCTTGAATGATCGCATCGCGTCGCCTAGCTGGTTGACCCGCGATGTGGCACCATTGAACGCGCGATCATAGGTCGCGCCCAATACGGCACCGATGGTAACGCCAATGGCCAGGTTCGATGACATGCGTACTTCCTTCGGTCAGTGGATCGGCATTGCTCTGTTCGGATCGCTGTGGGGCTGGCTGGTGTTCGGCGAAGGCTTCGGCTGGATCGCCTCGATCCCTGCTGCGCTCATCGGTACATTGATCGCAATGGTGCCGGTTGTCTTGTTCGCCGCTGTCATCTGGCGACTGACCGAGGGCGTCATTGCGATCATTCGCGAGGGCAAACCGCCTTCGCCGCCGCCACCCACTCGGTAAGCTCCGCGCCATCCAGATCGAGCAATTCGCACAGCGCCCACCCGGTACGCGATGCGAGCCAGGCACACGCCCGGCGCGCATCGTCCGGCCTCAGGACAAAAAACCCTGAAGCACCTTTTGCGCGGCGGTGTAGTCGGCAAAGTCCAAGTCCTCGATCACGGTGGGCGCGACCTCGCACAGGTTGGCGACCATCCGCACCTCGCGTTCGGCCTGATTGCTGCCCTGCTTTTCGGCCAGCAACATGTCGCGCACCTTTGGCCGGCGAAACGACAGGGCTTTGATCTCCACGCCATCGGACGTTACCGGGTATGCCAGCGGTACTGCGGTGCGATCGCTCATTCCCGGCCTCCTTTGCGCCGTTTGCGTTCACCGTCATCGGGCTGCACATCGGCGGTTGGCGTCACCGAAGCATCGGGTTCGCCGGCTGGCGTTTCAGGTGGCGCTTCGGCTACTGGTGCGACAAACCCGCCATGCCGAAGGAACTCGGCCTGTTCGGCGGTCAGCTTGATGGTGGCGCCGGCATCGCAATGCAGGTGCTGATGCACGAATGCCTTGAGCACTCGATAGATTTTCGTGGCCATGGTCAGATCGCCAGGTGTTCGCGGGTCTTGGCCAACTGGTCGGTGCCGTTGACCACGGCCACGTAGTTGATCGGGTCGATTTCGTACACCACGGTGCCGTCGTCTTCGAGCTTGTAATAGCGCAGACTCATTTTGAGCTTGAGCGGCATTTCCTCGCCCGGCTTCCAGGTGTCCATATCCACCTCGGACAGCAGGCCGCGCATGGTGACTACCACGCCCTTCTTGGTGCCGTCGTCGGATACCTTGGCGCCACGCGCCACGAAGGCGAACAGCTCACCCGGCAGGATGCGCAGGGCGTTGAGCACGTCGCGATCGAACGCCAGCAGCGTGGCTTCGGCTTCGAGCTTTTCGAAGCGCCCCATGGGCACGTCGATCTCGGCTGCCATGCCGCCGGCCTTGTAGCCCTGCATCACCGGCTTGAGGGTGGGCAGCTTGAGCTCCTTGATGCGGCCGGCGTAACCACGGCCATCGACGAACAGGTTCAGGTCGTACAGGATGTCGGCAATCATTACAGAATCTCCTGCAGGTAGTCATTGGTGAGCTGCGAGCGGAAGGTGATGCGCTCGGCCGGTGCCGGCGGGGTGAACTCGAAGTTGAAGAACACCTTGCCGGCGGCGAGGCTGATTGGTGTGTTCAGGTCCGGATCGGCCCAGGCGCGGCCGCCGAGGATGGCGCCCTGCGCGGTGAGCTGGCGCATGAAGGCGTTGAGGCCATCGGTCACATCACTGACGTAGGTGCGGGTGAGGTTGCGATCCACCGCCCACAGGTGCGCGCGCAGCAGGCTTTCGTTGATGATGTCGGCGGTACGACGCACGCTCAGGAACGCCCACTTGGGATCGATGGTGGCGCTGCGGTTGCCCCACAGCCGGAAGCCGTTCTGGTGGATGATCGTGGCCACCTTCGCTTCGTTGAGCAGGTTGGCGCGCGCGTTGGCGTCGCCCAAGGCGAAGTCCACCGGCCGAGCGGTGCCAAGCACGCCGCGCAGTTCCTGGTTCGACGGGCTCCACCAGAAGCCGCGCTCGGAATCGGACTTGGCGATCAGGCCGGCCACGCGCGCGGACGCCGGTTCGACCGTTTCGGCGCCGCTCGCCGACAGCACCTTGACCCACGGATCAACCAGGAACAAGCGCGCGCTGCCGAAGGTGCCGGCGTAGGCAATCGCCGCAGCATCATCGGTGTTCGGGCCATCGGCGATAACCACTGCACGCAGACGATCGGCGACCGTCAACAGCGCGTTGGCCACCGCTGCGTTCTGGCTGAAGCCGTGCGCAACCAGCACGCGCGGCGTCACCTTTACCGTGCTCTCGGCGCCGAGGAACGCGCTGATGCCGGTGTACTGGCCAGTGCCAACATCGACGCCGCCGATCACGTTGGCCTGCGTCGCGGCGGCGTCGAGGCCTTCGGCCACGCGCACCACCACCACCAGCGCGCCGGTCTGGTCGAACACGCCGCGCAGTGCCGCCGGCAAGGTACCGGCCAGTCCCAACTGCGCCGCCTCGCGCAAGCTGCCCGCAATCAGCACCGGGGTGTTCAGCGGGAATGCGGCCTTGGCGGCATCCCAGTCGGTCTGGGTCGCGAAGCTGGCCGGCAACGCAACGGCATCCAGATCGGGCGCGGTGCCGACCAGTCCGATGACGCTGGAGCGGGCGACGGCAATGGGGCGTGCGCCGTTGTCGATCTCGACAACTTCAACGCCATGCAAAAAATCGGTGGGCATTTCAGGCTCCTTCAGTGTGTGGTCAAACGGTGCGCGGTGGCGCGGTTGTCAGTTACAGCAATTTTCAGTCTCATTGCGGTGCCCCGGTGAGCGCGCCGCCGGCCTGCACGCCGCCGTGTTTGTGGGTCTTGAGGCTGATGCCATCGGCGGTAACATCGCCGGTGACGGTGACGCCATCGCCGACGCTCAGGTGGCCGGTGATCTCCACTTGCTCGGCAGCGATCTCCACGCGCGGGGCTTGCACGCGCACGGTGCCGCTGGCGATCACGGTCAGCGCGCCGGTGCTGCGATCCACGGCGACGGAGACCGCAGTGCCGAACCGCCACGCGGCGATGTCGGGCGAGGTTTCCGGCGGCGGCACGGCGTCGCTGTACGCGGCGGGCAACACCACGGCCAGCGCCGGGTCGCCATCCGGGGCCAGCACCAGCACCGCTTCGCCGACCTCCGGCGCCCACCAATCGACATCGCCGCCAGCGCGGCGGGTGAGCCACGGCAGCCAGCCGGTGAGGTAGCCATCGCACTGCACCCGCACCAACGCCTGGGCGTAGTCGGCCTGCTCGATCTGCCCGTAGCGCAGCAGGTTGGCGAGGCGGCGCGCCAGTTCGGTGATGTCGATCGGGTTCATTCGACCTGCTCGTAGTCATCAACGTGTGGTGGGCCGATGTCGGGCGACGTGCCCAGCCAGATTTCAGTGGGCGTGATGCCGGCCGGCTCCAACGCGCCGAGTTGCAACTCAATGCCGAACTCGACCAGCCACAGGCGGTAGCCGTCCAGCTCGGGGCGAAAATCGGCATCGCCAGCACGCAGCTGCCGCAGGTGGCCGTGCCCTGGCAACGGGCGCGGCGCAGCATGCAAGGCGAGGATCACCCGCGCCGCCAGCTCGCGGCAGGCCAGCTCGGCGCGCGGCGTGTTCGGATCAACGATGCAGTACGCCTCGAAACGGGCATCGGCAGACACCCGTCCATCGCCGGGGTTGCCAAGCGGCTCCAACTCGGTGAGCTGCAGGTACACCGCCGGCATGCGCACGGCGCGCTGCGCCTGCGGCGGCGGATCGGCCGACACCGTGGGCACGTCGGGCATGGCAGCGCGCAGCAGTGCGGCAATCGCATCGATGGCTTCGGTCAGGGTCATCGCTTGCCGCTCCGAGATAGCTCGAAGTTCAGCTCCTGCCGCAGCAGGGTGAGCAGGCGTTCTTCGGCGCGCGCCGCCACGGCGCGGATTGCGCGCGCGCCGGCTTCGTCAATTTCAACCTTGACCAGGCTGATCGGAAATCGATCAGCCGACGGCCGCGTGTATATCCCACCACCGTACTTCTTGATGATGAAGGCCTTGTCGAAGAAGTGCTGGCCAATGCGTACGCCGCGCGGACCCTGCCGCGCCTGCCCCAAGCGCGCGGCAGCGACGGAGTTCAGGCCAAGCCAGATTTTTTGCTCGGTACCATCGCCTTTGCGGAACAAGCGCAGGCGCTGGCGAATGAAGCGCTGCTGCACCCGCAGCTCGGCGCCGGTGACCTTCGCTGCCTGGCCGCCGGTCCACTTGGCCGCCTTGCGCACGGCACGCTCAGCGGCGCGCTTGGCCGCACGCTTGCTGATCTGGAACGCGCCGAGCAGTTGATCGAGCTCTTTGCGGTCGATGCCCATCTGCATGCTGATCACGGCATCACCTCACGCAGCACCAGCGCGGTCAGGCCGGTGCCATCGGGCTCCACCGAGACCACGGTGTAGGTACGGCCATCATGGGCAACCGTGCTGCCCTGTCCTGCCGCGCCCAGATCACCGTCGCGGATGACCAGGTGCGGCTCAACGATGCCGGTGCCCATCCCGCCCATTTGCGGTTGCAACCAGGGGGCCCGAAACATGCCATTCACGGCGACACCATCCAGCATTGCCGGATCCGCCAGCGCGGCGAAAATCTCGGCATCTGCTTCGAATGCGATCTCCATGAATGACATGCTCGCGCGGCCCCTTACGCGGTGATCAGACCGGAACCCGGCGCAAGCCGGGCGATCACGGTGGCGGAGCCGGCACCGGCCGGCGCCATCGCGATCGCGCAGCCAACCAGATCGCCGGCTGCCGGAACACCGGTGCCGAACCCGTTCGCCGACACATCCCAGGTGAGGGAATCGCCGTCGCCGATCACGGCTGCGGCGTTCTTGGGCAGTTCGAAAACGCCTTCGATCTGCAACGTGCCAACGTCACCGGTAGCGGTATTGCCCACCGCGACACCGAGCAGCACGCCGTTCACGACGGCTTGCCCGGAGACCGTGTCGGCACCCGCGGTGAAACTTTTGGTGGTGCCGAAGCTCACTTCGTTTTTCATGACAATTTCTCCATGGCTGCCGGTTACGCGCCGGCGTTCTTGAACAGACCGCGGAAGTCGATGGCCTTGGCGCCGAACACGTGGCGGCACTTGACCTGCACCCCATCGACCTCGAAGCCGTTGCGGGTCTCGGTGAACACACCTTCATGGCCCTGCAGGTAGGCGAACTCGATGGTGTCGATGGTGCTGGGCTCGGCAGCGCCGAACCATGCGGTGGCGCTGCCGTCGTGCAGGCGCGGTTCGACCACCGGCACCAGGGTCGGGCCGACCACATTCACGTCGCCCGCCTTGCCGGCCACCAGGGTAGCGTTGGTGACCTTGAGTGCGGTCTCCTCCAGGTCGGGCGGGACCATGAGGTAGCGCGGGCGCACGGTGATGTAGCGGCCCTCGATGCCCTTCTGCAGCAGCATCATCTTGCGCATCTCGGCGAGCGGGTTGGCCTTGGTCGGATCGAGTGCATCGGACAGTGCGGCGGCGGCGCCGAGGTTGCCGTGACTGGCGTGGAACAGTGCCACGCCGTCAGCCATGCCCGGATTGCCGGTCAGGATGGCGTAGACGATGTCGCTTTCCAGGTCGGCGGCGCTGGCGCCGAACGCCTGCGGGATGCGGGTGAGCGCGTCCATGTCATCGTTGATGATCGTCTCCCAGGTGATGGCGACGATCCGGCCGTATTTCTGGACGGCGTACTTCTCGGCGCCCTCGCCGATGGTGCCGAACTCGTAATCCGCGCCCTCTTGTACGCGCTTGAGGTTGGGCGCTCCGCCGAGCTGCACGCGGCTGATCTGCTTGAAGTCGGGCAGGGTCGCCTGACGGCTGAACAAGGTGAAAGTCCGCGAGCTGCCGGCGTACCCGGCGCGCAGCGACTTGGTGATCACGTTCTCGATGATCAACGGGAAATCGCTGGTCGAGTGCATTGCGCGCACTGCAATCTCTTGCTTGGACAGGCCGCGCGTACGGACGCCGGCGCGCTCGGTGCAGTCGCGGGCGAGGTCGCCGAGGTTGAAGCCGCGGAACTGCGCGCCACGCTCATCGAGCTTGTGCGCGGACGGGTTGGCGCGATTGAGCAGCGCACTGATTGCGCCGGTGCGATAGGTTTCGGTTTCGTCCTGGCTGCCGGCCTCGACGCGGCCGGCGCCCGTCGGCGTGGTGCCCTGCCCGAGCATCGCCAAAAGTTTCAGCCCCGCCGCCTCAGGCGTGCAATCCACGGCGTCTTCGCACTCCCGCTGCAGCCGTGCGATCTCACCCTGATTGACATCCGTGCGCGCGGCATGCGGCGCAAAGTGCGCGCGAATGGCGCTTCGGCGCTGCTGGTCCGCAGCCAGGATCGATGTGCGATCGGCGGAGGCCGTGGGCGGGGCTGGCGCCGGTGCCGGCGCGGAGCCGCCACCACCTGCGTGGTCGTCGGCGCGGTTCTGAAGGCGCGTGCGGGCGCGTGCGAGGTAGGACATGAGATCGTCTCCATTGGCGGCGGGTTCCGCCGGTTTGGTGGGTTGTGGTACAGCCATGCGAGAGCGCAGGGATGCGGCGATGGCTTGCTGGGCCACGCTTTCAGGTGCTCTGGTAAGGAACCGCTGCAAAAGGCCGCTGGCGAAGGCGCGTGCTTGCGCGTCCGGTTCGGCGGTTGTGGCGTCGGTGCTGACGATGTGGTCGGCGAAACCTTCCGCTACCGCTTGCTCGCCGGTGTAGTAGTGGTCGGCGCCATCCTGTAGAAGCGCCAACACGTCGGCGCGCGGCTTGCCGCTCTTGGCGGTATAGGCTGCGGCCATCGCTTCGGCGAATGTGTCGAGCACATCCGCGTATGTCCGCAACTCATTGGCGTTGCCGACCGCGCCACCCCATGGGGCGTGGATCATCAACATCGACGAATCCGGCATGATCACTTCATCACCGGCCATTGCGATGGTTGCTGCCGACGACATCGCGACGCCATCGACGGTGACGACCACGCGGATCCCTCGCGATGAGACACGGCGCAGCGCGTTGTAGATCGCGAGGCCATCGGCAACGGAGCCGCCGTAGCTGTTGACGCGGACGTTGACGGTCTGGGTGCCGACAGCGATCCCGTTGAGTTGTTCAACGACTGATCGGGCGGTGACAGACTCGCCCCACCAGGACTCGCCGATATCCCCGTAAATCAGCAGTTCGTACCCGGCGGCATCGGCAGCCGGCCGGAGCTGCATCATGGGTTCGATGTGCTGGCGGTCGGGTGAGCGCGCGGTTGCACGGACGCCGATGCCAGGCGCTGACCTGTGTTTGTTCATGTCGATGACTCCGTTGTTGACGACGCTGTCCGCACCGCCGCTTTGGTCTGCTTTGGTTTGCGCGGACGCGCCGGTGGCGGGCTGGCGGCATCGCTTTCGAGCACCAATCCCAATTCGTCGGCAAGCCGCCGCTCGCGCGCAATCTGTTCGAACACGTCCTGCATCCGCCCCCCGCGTTCGGCGATACACTGGGTGAGCGAGCCAAACCCACCGCGAGTGAGCACCAACAGTCCTTCCGCCTCTTTCTTCGGGTCGATCCACGGCATCTTCGGGCCGCGAAACTCGGCCTGCGCGAGCGTCTCAATGCGCACGCCGGGCGGCACTTTGACCAGACCGGCATTGACTGCCAGCGCGACGAAGCGCTCCCATACCGGCCGCACGAACTGCGCGACGAAGACGCTGGTCAGCGCGCGGTATCCGTCGAATCCCTCAACGAGTTCCTGGCGTTGCGCCGAATAGGTGCCGTTGTAGTCGCCGGAGAACGCCGAATAGGTGAGGCCGCCGCCACGCGCGGCGGCGCGTAGCATCGCCGCACGGAACTCGCCCAGTGCGGTGTTCGGGCGGTTGGGGTTGAGCATCTTGATCTCTTCGCCAGGCAGCAAACGGTCGAAGATTGCACCGGCGGCGAGGCTGAAATCGCGGGCTGCGGCCGGGTCGACGTCTTCGGGCGGCGTCCATTCCATTTCCTTGTCGCGCTGCACGAACGCGGCGATGGCAGCGGCGATCCGTGCCGCCAACCGCTCCGACTCTTCATAATCCTTGATGTCGTAGATCCGTGTGATCACACTGGCGAACTGGCTGATGCCGCGCAGGCCGGACAGACGCTCGCGCACTGCAATGTGCAACATGCGCTCGGCCGGCACTGCCTTGAGCGATGCATCGCTCAGGGCGGCATTTCCGCCGGGGTGTCGCTTGTGCGCGTAGTAGACGATGGGCCGCCCCCAATCGTCGGTGCGGATGCCTGCCTGGGTGCGCTCGTCCGGATCGTAGTCGAGCGGGACGTAGTCCGCTTCGAGCAGCTCCAACGCCAGCGGGACGCGGGTGGCATAGCGAATGGGTGCGCCAAGGCCCTCGACGATCTGTGCGAACACTTCGCCGTCGCGCAGCCAACTACGACACGCCATCTCCTGCACCTGCACCCAGTCCATCGTGCGGGTGACTTCGGGGCGGGCCGTGAACTCGCGCCAGAGATTGAGCAGGCTACGCGCTAAGTCGTCATCAATGTCGTCGTTTGTGGTGCGCGGCGTGGGTTCAATGCTGATACCGGTGGGGCCGACGACGTTGCGGGTCAGGGTGCGCAAAGCACCGCGAAACAGATCGTGGTTCCTCTCCAGGTCGCGTGCCTGGGCGCGCACTGTCGCCGCGTCGCGCTTGACCTGCACCTCGCCGGTGGTGGCGTCGCGCGATGGCCGGTAGGTCTTGGTGGTCTTGCCGGCGTCATAACGCGCCACGGTCCGCAGAGCGATCCGCGCCTGAGCGCGCTTGAGCGCACGGTATGGCGACACTGCGGCGATGGCGCGGTCGATCAGGTTCACCAGCGCCCACCCGGGAACGCTGCGCTCGCCGCAGACAGACTGTTGTGACGGCCCTGCTCGCGCCGCAGCTCTGCCTTGAGACTGCCGATGCCCATGCGGACCTCAGCAAGGTCAGCACGGGTCAGGGCGCGTTCGCCGAATCGGTACTCCTGCCCTTTGAGAATGGCAGCCTCGGCAGCGAGATAGGCGTCAAGACGTTCTTGGGTGCTCATTGGCGAGTATCTTTCACTCGCGCGTGTCTCATGTCATGGCGAACGTGAGACTTTTTCAGAGGGCGCTATCTTTGCGCTTGTTCCGCGTCGCTGACGACGAGGGTAACCAGCTCATCGACGTTTGCGACTATCCGCATCTCTTCGCCCTGCAATCTGGCCCGCAACGGGTTGCTACCGAGGCGACACTCGAGCCACCACCATTCGAGCCAACCGCCGATACCGTAGGCATCATCGAGCGCGCTTTTGTATCGCCCAACCACGGCCCACACGGCAGCGGACAGCTTGCTTTCTGGGTGTGTTCCAAGCACGTCGTTTAACGCATCCATAACTTCTTCCACCTCACGCACGGTAGCGTGGAACTCGCGGACAGCCTGCCCGATCTGTGCATTTTTCATTTCATGCCGCTCTTGCATGGATGGTGCCGGTACGCAGTCGCCTTGCTGCAACGATGCTTCGCCATCACCTCGCGCAGGGTGAGCCCGCGCCGCCAATCCTCGGTGATCGCCTCGCTATCGACAGCCGGCTTGGCACTGACAGTCACCCGCAAGCCGGCAAGCCGCTCCAGCCATACCGTACACAGCCCATCGGCCAGTTGCAGCGCCTGATGCGCCGGCAGTTCGCGTAGCGTGTCGCGGATTGATGCGAGGAACGCATTGCGCAGGCCATCAACCAGGTCGTTTGCTTTGACATCTTCAGCCATGATCAGCCCCATCCTCTTTGGTTGTTGTGTCCGCCCCATTGGTTGCGCGGCGTTGTTGTGCGTGTCTTTGGCTTTGGCGCGGACGCCGACGTGGTCGGCGGGTTCGCCGCCGGGCGCCTGGCCGCCACGCTCGATGCCGCGCGCGCTTCGCGTGCATCCCAGTCCAGACGGGTGGCGCGGTGCAGCCGCAGTTCCGGGTGATGGGTGGCGGCGTACGAATAGACCCACGTGTCGAGCGGCTCGTTACGCGGCGCGCCACGGCGTTTCTCGAATCGATTCTTCGCCGGGTTGTATGCCTCGGCGGTAATCCCGCCGAAATAGGCTGCATCCAGATCGTTGCTGAAACGCACGAGACGGGCGTCTGGCTGTTTGTCGGCATCGGTGCTCAAGCGGCTGTAGAGCAGGTGCTTGATTGCGACGGTGCCGACTGCGTGGATGTGTACACCATGCTTGTCGTACTTTCCGCGCCAGTTGATGTCCTGCAGCTTGCCCTTGCCCAGTACCGGTGCGTTGTTCGGCACGGCGCCGTGGATCGCCAGCATCCGCCGCACCAGGCGCTGGCGAACGTAGGCCTTGACCGCCTCGGTGCGATGGCCGCCGATGTCGATTGCCGCAGCCTCGACCTGCATCACGCCACCATCGCACCGCTCGATCGGGCGCAGCAACAGGTCTGTCAAACCGGCCCACACGGCATCTTCGGCCGGGTCGCCTGGCAACTCCACGTAGTCGATGGTCCAGCTCGCGAGCCCCCTACCCCAGCCGACGATCTGCACGGCGAGTCGGTTGTCCTGGGTATCGATGCCGGCGGTGACCGCCAGCACCCATGCCGGTACCGGGCGCATCGGCAGCGGTTCGGCGCGGTCGGCGATCAGGTTGTGCTTGACCGCGCGCATGGCTGGGTCTTCCCACGGCTCGGCCAACCGGTCGTTGATGAACGTCTTGAGCTTGGCCGGGTCGTTCTGCGCATCGAGCCACATGCGCGCCAGATCGTGCCAGCGCGGGCCAAGCCCGATCGGGTAGTACAGCCCGTTGAGGTGATATCCGCGAATCCGCGATTCGGGGTTGCCGGCTACCCAGCGCCCGGCGGCGATCATTGCCGGCTTGTGGTGCTCATCGATGAGCGCGCCACAGTCTCGGCATGCGTAGCTGCACTGACTGAGATCGGTGTTCCAGATCAGGCCACTCCATTCGAGCGCTTGTTCATGCCCGCAATGCGGGCAGGCGACGTGATACCGCCGTTGGTCGCTCTTCTCCCACAGTGCTTCGGTGCGACTGAGGCCACGGATCTGCGGGCTGCTGATGTACAACCGCTTGTAGGTGGCCGGGAACGCCGAGGTGCGCCCTTCGAGCAACGCGACGGGGTCGTCGCCGGTGCCCACATTGGCGGCGAACTCGTCGTACTCATCGACCACCAGCACGCGCACGCTGGCGGACTTGAGCCGCGCCGAGCTGCCGGCGTGCTCAACGAACAATTGGCCGCCGCGAAAATCCTTGAACTCGCGCCGGTTGGCGCCGTCGCGGCTGGCAGTGCTGAGCAGCGCACGCTGCACGGCGGGCGTTTCTTCGATCAGCGGCCCCAGCTTTTGCGCCAGCCATTTGTTCATCGACGCTTCGCTTGGCAGGCACACCATGATGGGCCCGGGCGATTGATCCATGGTGTAGCCGATGGCGTTGAGCGCAATCTCGGTCTTGCCGATCTGGATCGGGAACATGCAGAGCACATCGCGCACTGAGCTGCGCGCCGACAGGCAATCCATCGGCTCGCGCAGCACCGGGTTGCGGCTGGTGCGCCAGCGCCCGGGTTCGGCGCTGCCCTTGGTGCTGAGCACGCGCTCGGCATCGGCCCACTGGCTGACAGTGATTGGACGGCGCGGAGCGACAGCTCGCGCGGCGGCGCGCAACACGGTGGCAGCGCCGGCGGTGCGGCGGCCGTGGTTCACGGCTGACCTTCCAACGCCGCCAGGCGGCGACTGAGATCGCCAAGCTGTAGCTCGATCGCCTCCACCAACAGCGCCCGGCACCGCGCTTCGTCGCTTTCAGCCGCTAGTTGCGGGGCGAGGATATCTGGCAGCGCTTCCAGCGCGCCGCGTGCGGTGACAAACGCGGTGGCCACCTGCGCCGCCACATCATCGGCAGCCAGCAACTTGCCATCGGCCAGGGCGTTGTCCCGCTCGGCGGCGAGCGCTGCGGCGCGTTCGCGGCGCTCGCGCCAGTGTTGGTAGCCGGGGCTGGCCGGGTCATCCATGACAGGCGCGGCGGCCGGCGGCTCCGGGGCGGCCTGCGCTACCTCTGCCGGCAACGGTGCCGCCTCGCGTGCCGCGGCGTGGCGTTCTGCGACGGCGCGCTTGCCGGGGTCGCGAGTGGCTTCGATGCGCGCGATCGACTCGGCCACCTGCACTGCCCCATCATCTGCCAGCACCAGCCGGCCATCGCGCTTGAGCGCGGTGACGTAGCTGCGCCGGTAGCCGAGCAGGCGGGCGAACTCGGCTTGCGTGCAGGTTTGCGGTAACCCGTCGGTCATCCGTTGGCCTCGCGGTAGGTTTGCACGGCCGCATGAAACACGCTGATCTGCTCACCCAGCCAGTCGGTTTCGGTGCGATCGACGGGCGGGATGATGTCGCCCAGGTACAGCACGCCATGTGGCCCGAGCACTTGCGAGCCGGCCTGGTAGCGCTTGCGGGCACTGGCCACGCCGTAGCGGCGCTGCAGGGCGTTGATGAAGTGCTGCTGCGCGGCGATGCGGTTGCCGTTGGCGCTGCACCAGCGCTGATAGAGGTCGTAGACGCTGGTGCTTAGCGCCGGGCGCGCGCTGACGCCGGGGATGTCGCCGGCGGTGAGCGCGGTGTAGAACCAGGCGATGGAGTCATCGTAGGCCAGCGCTACGTCCGCGCCAGCCGGGTCGGCCGCAACCTCGACGCCCAGCTCATCGGTCCAGTCCACGCCGGTGTGGCGCTGCGCGCAGGCAAAGGCAGCGCGCATGGCGCGGGCCGGGGCCATGCGGGTTTTCTGCGCGGTGCGCAAGGCGGCGGCGAAGATGCGCCCGGCGCTAACCAGCACATCGGCGCGGTGGTTCGGCGGCGCGGGGATGGGTTGCGGCGTGGAGGCGGCGCCGGTGACCAGGGCATCGTAGGCGCGGATGACGTGCAGGTGGAACTTGGCGCTGATCCACATGGCGTAGGCGTAGACCAGTTCTTTGACGGCGTAGGTGCCGTTTCCGAATCCGTCGTTCACCGTGGACAGGGGGGCCTCCTCAGATGTGAGGAGGCCCCCCGCACTTTTCTCGGTGTTTTCGATCTCCGCGATCAGTTCGGCGGTCTGATCGAGTCGCAACCAGTTCGCCGGCTGGTGCCGCTTGGCACCGCCACTGGCTTGGTGCAAGTCATTGAGGCAGTAGCGCCCGGTCGGATCGCGGCGAATCTGGGTATTGGCGATGATCAGGGCATTCACAGGGCACCTCCACGGGTTTCTTCGGCAATGATTTCGGCGCAGCGGGCGAGCAGAAAGCCCACCATGTCGTCCACCTCGGCGGGGCTGATCCCGTCGCGCAGCAGGCAATCGCGGAAATCGCGTTCGGCCAGTGCGAGGCCGTGATCTAACGGGTCGCGCTCGGCCGCGGCCGGCAGCACGCGGCGGGAGCGCTGGGATGGGAAGGCAATGACGTTGCTGGGCCGCGCGTTGGCGGCAAGGGTGCGGGTGCTCATGGCGATGGTCTCCAACTGGTCTGTGGAGTCCGCCACCGCGACGCCAATCGCGGAGACGGACGACGCGGGGTTGGCGTACCGGCAGTTGGCACCGGCGAGCCTTGCGGCTCCCCCGCGCCGCCCGCCATAGACCGGCGAGTGACGCAACGCAGGGCCCAGTGCCGATGCACCGGGCGTGAAAAAAGCGCCGGCATCGGACGATGGGCGCTTGCGCGCCAACGTGCTCGGGACGCCAATCCCGGCTGCCCGATTGAGGGCAGCGGGGCCAGCGTACACCCGTGCCGCAGGGCGAGGCAAGCACCGCAGTACCGCGTTAGTCTCGCCGTCGGCGGACAGTCTGCTGCCGGCCCAGCGCTGAAACGCCGGGCTGCGCATTGCGGCAAGCGTGGCCTGTGTGTTGCTCATACAACCTCCTTCAGCCAGGTGGAACCCGTGGGGTGCATCACAACCACCCCTTTTTTCGCGAAACGCGAAGGTGAGTAAGACGCACACGCGAATGTGCAGCGGTGCGGGTAGGTGTGCGGGCAGCGATTGCGGGCACGGAACCGCGCTGCATATGGGCTGTGCGGGCAGTGCGGGCTGCGCAAGGATTGCAGGCGGGGCGGGCGCGTTTTGTAGTATCGGATTCACGGACGCTACGCGCGCATGTGTGCGCGGTAGGCCGCAAACCCGTGAGAGCGCGCAACAGCGCCATTTGAGCCCGCACAGGCAGCCCGCACCGCAGCCCGCACTGACGCACAGATGTTGGTGCAGCGATCATTTATTGGCCTCGCGGTAGTCCTGCACGGCTGCTTGGAAGGCGCTAATCTGTTCGCCCAGCCAGGCGGTCTCGGTGGTGTCGGGCGGCGGTTCGTTCGCGCCCAGGTACAGCACGCCATGTGGCCCCAAGATGCGCGAGCCGGCCTGGTAGCGCTTGCGGGCGTTGACGACGCGGTGATGCCGCTGCCAGGCGTTGATGAGCCGCTGTTGCGGCGCAGCGCGGTTGCCGGTGTGGTTGCACCACAGTCGGTACAGTTCGTAAACGCTGCTGCTGAGCGCGGGACACGGCGTAACGCCGGGGATGTCGCCGGAGATGAGCGCGTAGTAGAACCGCGCGGTGCTGTCGAGCGAGAGGCTGATCAGTTCGGATTTTGCTGACGTGACCGGCGGGGCTTGCCCGTTGCCAAACTCG